ATTAGACCTTCAACCCGCTAAATTTAGACTTACCCGAATCTGTGGTTGGTTGACCGGAGTCCGTAATTGCTGTCTGCGCACTCTGATGCAGATCATACAACTTCATCCTCGCCCTGTCAATACCCACGGTGAATCTCTTATTTAGCGTCGGATCGTTATACCTATTTTTCAACTGCTTGACCATAATCTGGTTCAAGGCTTCCAATTCCTCAGTGCTGATCAGGGCAAACATCAGGTCAGCCGTATTCGGCAGACCGAAAGACTCTGAGGTATCTTCCAGACCGGGGTCAGAATTCGTGTATCCAGAACGGGTTGTCTGCGTAGCTGAGAAGATAGCAACGTCGAACTCCACCGCCAGCCCACGCAGTTCTTCCGCAATGGCTTTGACATAGGTGTAAGAGTTGACATTAGCGCCAGCCTTGATACGTGCAGATGCGCAGATGTTCAGGTAGTCCACAAAGATTACGTCAGGTTCGAAATTACGCTTGATCTTGAGGTCATTCAGAAGCGCACGGAAATGACCAGTGTGGGCTGACGCCGTTGGATATTCCTTGATGATCAGCTTGCCAGTGGTCTTACCCATGATGCTTCTCATTCTCTTTTCGTACATATCCTTGGACAATAGCTTAAGATCGTCCATGGTCACGTTCATGAGATTAGCGTCAATACGTTCCGCGATACGTTCCTCTGCCATTTCCAGAGTGATATACAGGACGTTGTATCCCTGCAAGAGATTAGCGGCTGCAAAATGACACATGGCTAGGGACTTACCGACACCGGTTCCTGCCATCACAATACTCAGGGTCTTTCTTGGGATTCCCCCGCTTGTGATTTTGTTGAAGTACGCGAGGTCGAACGGGATTCGGTTTTCGACTTTGTGGTAAAAATCATATCTATCAGCCCACTTGTCAATATAGTCATGACCCACATGAGGATCAAAAGATACACCCAAAGCGTCAGAAAGCAGAAGAGGAATACTCCCCTTATCCCGGTTAGTGTCCTTTCCATCAAGGATTTGAATTGAATCCATGATTGCATTGTAGATTGCCTTTTCCTGACAGAACTTCTCTGTAGTATCTATCAACCATGGAGTGTCACCCTCTACCGAAGCTGTTGATAGCTCCTTGAGGATGGCACCGCAAGTCTTATATTCACTTTCTGTTAGGTCTGATCTTTCTTGCAGTGCGAGTCCCACCGCGCTTGCGCTTGGAAGCTTGTTGTATTTCAGGGTGTAGTTCCGTATCTCCTGAAATACTTTCCTTTCTGGACTCTCCGCGAGATACTCGTCTTTCAAGAACGGGAGTGCTTTCCTCGCGTACTCCTCGTTCTTCATCAGATTCAGCAGAATCATTCTCTCTAGCTTCATTTACACTCTCTCTAGCAACTTCTTGCAGCAGGACACGCAGGATATTAGATGTAATTCCAACGAATCTCTTACTGGTTATATCGGCATTGTTTGGATTATACAGGACATAGGTACGAAATTCAAGTGTTCCTGTACCATTCTCTTCTTCTAGGTGGATTCCACCAAATGCAAACTTGATGCCCTTGTACTTGCCGCGAGTAATCTCAATCAGTGCAACGTCATTTTCGTCTTTACTGACTACGTAATCGCGTCCTCTTTTAAAGAGTTTGCAAGCTAACCAGAATCGAAATGTTGCCCACTTACTCTGTAGTGATGTTATTAGTCTGCCCATATAGGAACTCCTTCTTGCAGGCTTCATCAATCTGTGCCAGCAGATCGTCAGTGAAATACTTCTCGGGGTTCTTCACGATCACAGATTCGAATGCCTTTGTTACATCGGCAAACTCAAACTTATTTGCTACTTTCTTCACTAACCCCGCTGCTTCCGCGATATCCAACAATCCATAGTAACGATCCAGTCCCTTTTCGAAATACAGAAGCGTGGATACCTTCTTCTGTTCGATAGTCTGGCGGGACTTCTGCAACTTCGCAGTGATGACATTACCAACCTGTTCATCACCCTGCTTTTCCTTCTTCTTCGAAAGGAAGATGATAGTCGAAGCTGCGTATTCAAGACCAGCACCACCACCCATCTTCTTCATCGGAATGTATGATCCGACAACATCGTATACGTGGTTGGTGATAATCATAGGAACCTTGGCACGACCTAGCTTCAAGGTCAGAACACGGAACGCGCCGCGAATCAACTGTGCGCGGGTCATGTCGCGTGTGTCCTTACCGTCCGCGATATCCGAGACTTCCTTCTCGGTGGACAACATGCCAAGGGAGTCAAGCACCATCATCATCGGCTGACGATCAGACTCGTCCATTTCCAGATACTTGTCAAGAATTCGAACAGCCTGTGTGCGAAATTCCTGAATCGTAGTGACTGGAATAAGGTACGTGCGGGACACATCAATGCCGCGCTCTTCCATCATCTTCCGACTGATTGCTGACTCGGATTCGAAAACGAATGCACCACCATCGGGGTTGTTCTCAAGGAACGACTTGACCGCTTGTAGCGCATACCATGTCTTACCAGTGGATGGTTCACCCGCGAGGGCTGTCACCTTATTATCGGGGAAACCACCGTAGATTGAACCGGACAGGAGCGCATTCAATGACATGCTGCCCGTATCTGTCCATCCTGAAACGTCTGCTGCCGTACCATCACTGACTACACCCGCGTAATCATTCTCAATGGTTCCCAACAGATCATCAAACAAACTATTCTTAGCTTTAGCCATAATTACCTCTGATACCAACCTTCGCGGTTCTTGTGCCAATCATCTTCCTCAACCTGTGGATTTTCTACGACCATCGGTTGAACTGGCTCACTATTCGCAGTATACACGATTTCAGCCTCTTCGTCAACCTTTTCGGTGGATTTTAATGGAACTTCAACCGAATATGGTATGTTGTTTTGCACCACTCTTTGCATTAGCGATATGTTACCAGCCAGCAACAAGGCAATAGCAAGAGGATCAAAGACCGCCACCAACAGAATAATAACCCATCTTACAGTTTCATCAAAGTGGGATGCTGCGTCTGCTTCACCATAAACTAATTCAGCTATGTAGCGCAGAGGACCGACTTCGGCTTGCTGTTTCTTGACGCTAACTTCAAGCTCATTCCTCTTAGCCTTAAGTTCCAGAACCTCGGACTCAGCCGCGACTCGCTGCTCTTCAAGAGCCTTGCGATCCGCTTCGAACCTCTTCATCTGCTCTAGCCCTTTGGTCACATACCCCATGTCAATATATTTCGTCATTGAATCGTCAATTGACTTTATTTGACGCGAAATGAAGTCAACCCGGCTTTCCCCGGCTGCTATCCGCCCGTCTAGGGTCTGGATTTGGGCTGTGGTTTCAACGCCAACAGTCAGAGAATGGTCTAAGTGTGATTTGGAAAGGAAACCGAAGATTCCCATCGAAGTAATGAACATGAGGACGATGACAGCGAGTGTCATATATCCCTTGATCAACTTCGGTGAAGTTCGCCAGTTACGATAAATCCACGATGCTGCAACCAGCTTCGCGAATTCCAGCGCAACGCCCATGACAATAATTGGAATCTTCGCACCGGGAAAGATAGCCACCAGTCCAATAATGGAATAGTAGGCTGCTGTTCCAGAGAGGGCAAACCCCGCGAGGAATGCCAATAGTGCCATCAACATTTTTATCTACCTTTGTTACGAAAAGAAAGCGTCCAACGTAGACACCCTTTCTGCCTTCCAGCCGATGGCATTGAGGATTGTCTTCATTGGTTCTACGAACGACTTATCGAATTGCGTATCGTAGTCTATGTAATCGTGAACTCCAAGTTCTTTCGGTAGAGTATTTATGAACGCTATAGTGTTGTTGTAAAATGGATTAGGCTGCTTTAGATAGCAGAACTTGATCTTTTCGCCACCCTTGATCTTCTCAAACTTGTTACCGAGCTTCTTCTTGAGAAGCATCTGATTGTAGAGCATTGCGCCCTTTACGTGAATCGGAGTTCCCTTCCGATACAGGTGATCCTCGCTCTTGTAATCGTCCAGCGAGTTGACGCCGCGAGGAAACGAGATATCCTCAACCGGCAGCTTGCGGAATTCAGTACGGAACGCCTCAATGAAATTAATGACCGTGCCTTCATCCTTGTCCAGAATCAGCTTGATGCCTTCACGAATCTTGGAGCGACATGCGGCTGGCGTGGAAGACTTAATAGCTTCCAGACCGGTGATCTTAATCTTTGGTTCCTTGTACTCAACACCTTCCTCGTTCCAGATGTTGAGAATGTAACGTTTCTTAGCAGTCCAGATAGCACGATCACACAGGGACTCGCGCTTCATGAACATCTTCTGCTCATACGCATTAACGTAGTCAGCCAATTCCTTGAACGACTTGTCAATGAACGGCTGCATCTTCTGCTCACAGACCTTATCCAGAAATTCGATGATCTTGGACTTTGGTGCGCTTACCTTGCCATCCGCACCATAGACCTTCTTGACCAGACTATCCAGATTCAGATACATGGAATCGGTATCGCAAGCGATCACGTAATCCTCGTTGGTGGTGCCGAGAAGCTTATTCAAATAAGCATTCATGTGGTTTTCTATCCACCTAGCAGACAACTGTCCACCTAGCGTAATTCCTTCCGCGTTTCGAATATCGAAGAACCGGAAATACTGATTACCGATAGCACCGTATGCGGAGTTCAGGGATACCTTCTTCGCCATCTGTAGGTTATTATATCGCGCAATCTCACGCTGCATGTACGCAACCTGATTCGGATCGTCCTTGACTTCCTGCAACTTTTTCTTAGACTCAATGGCTAATTTCTTGTAGCGGCTGCGATCCTTATACATGGTGTCCATGATTTCGCCAAGGAAGCCGCGCTTGGCAGTGGTGTAGAACTGCTTGTTAGGTGTTACCGTAACGTTAAGAGCCTTTAGACAAGACAGGTCTAACTCGCCATTCAGAATCGAATCCACACTGACAGTCGGATGAATCTCACGCATTTCTGGCGTGTACTGATCCGGTTCGATCAAAGTCTCTGGCGAAATGTTGTACTGCATGATCAGATGCGGATACAGTGAGTTCAG